GCGTAAGTTTGCACTCACGCCGCACGGGCCGTTTCGTTGGATGGGTATGCCAACCTCGCGGAACTCTGCGTCATCGGAGAGCTTAACAACCATTACGGCTGTAGCGTCTTGCCCGATTGCACGACTTTCGCGAGCTTTACCCTGTTCATTTAGTTGCGTAATGCTGATCACAAGGCAACCTAATTCGATACCAAGTAAGCGCAGACTCCGGCTCACCTCGGCCACTTCACGCTCACGGCTGCTGTCCTTGCCGAGGTCACAGCGCACGAGTTGAATGTAGTCTACGAATAGCACACCGAGGCCGTCCGGGCTCTTCGCCATAGCCCGTGCAGTGGCACATATGTTCGCGATGTCGTACAGGTCATCGCGCACCACCAGACGGCTGTTATTGAGCTTCTGGATGGCACTGTGGACGCCTCGTATATCACGCTCATGCTTGGCGCCTTCAGCGAGCGCACGCAGGCTGACGCTGCCTAGCCGGGCGACAAGCCGGTCGATGATCTGGTTGGCTGGCATCTCAAGTGAGATGACGAGTATTCCTTTGTTCATTTAGTAATGTGGTAAAAGCTAATGCTGCGCAGGCTGGCACAACGCCATTGCCCAACAAGCGCAACTCGTCTACGCGGGAGTCACAGGTGACGTACAACTCGGCATCGTCCAGCCTATCGGAAGACCCATCAACGTCTCCACCCAGCGTGGGTTGAGTTTCCCGTTGTTCCGATTCCACTTCCCCGTTTCCTCGACCTCCAGCTGACTCGGTAGATCCGTCGATTTGCCGTCTCGAATCATCCTCCCCTGCGCTCCTTTTGCATCCCTGCTCTGCGGCGTTGCCCACTGAATCTGCCTCGCTAGATACTCGGTCGTCCTGCCTGTGGCTATCCTGCTCGGGCGCATCTCTGGCGACATTGCGCTCGCGTCTGTCACTGTTGGAGTGCTCCACGACTCTGGGCGGCTCCCATGCGTGCTGTGGTTGTCCGGGGCGGGATGGCCAAGCTCCCCACGATTTGCCATCGCTGATAGGCTCTGCCCCATCTGCCCCTTGTCGAATAAGCCGGCCTTCTCCGCTTCCATTGCTGTTGGCGTCGGCCAATGAGATTCCGCAGCAATCGCTCCCGTTAACCTGTCCCTGCGATTGCGATGAGTCCCATCTGGATTGGTGGAATCCAGTGAGCAGTTGGTCGTATCTTTCCAATCTCTTGCCATTGCGGTGGGCCATAATGAACACCCGCTTGCGCTGATGAGGCGCACCGCATTCAGCCGCACTGAATATGCCCCACGTCGTTCGATAACCCATTCCTGCCAAGTCTTCGATAACGTCGGACAACCCCAGCGAGATATGTCCTTCGACGTTTTCAAAGAAACATAATTTTGGTCGCATTGCAGCAATTCCATCTGCAATCCACGGCCAAAGGTGTCTTGGGTCGTCTTTTCCGGCTCGCTTTCCTGCTGCACTGAAAGGCTGACAGGGATAGCCACCAGTAAGGACGTCCACTCGATCTCGAAAGCTTTCCCAAGGGAAGGTTTTAAGATCCGTCCAAACAGGTGCTGCGTCCATGAGTCCCGCTTCCATTTTTGCAACCAAGTTCGCAATGGCGAAAGCTTCGATCTCACAAAGAGCGACTGTGCGCAGAGTTGGGAGGACTCGTTTAAGTCCAAGTTCAATGCCCCCGTATCCTGCACAGAGGCCGACGTGTGTAATTGTTTCGGTAGTATCCACATTAGCGCGTTCCATTGCCTGGCCTTGCAGACGTGTGTGAGTGTTGCCCCGTGTACTGCTCAAGCAGATACTTCACCTCGATAAGATCCGTCGATTGGTTCTCGGGCAGAAGCATAAGCGCCTCCATCTTCGAGCCTAGCGCGTCTTTCGGGCCGACACAGATGATGTCCTGCGTCTTCTTTGGACGTGGCAGCTCCACGTTTTGCAGCACGTTAGTGCGGCGGATGAGTACCCAGTCGCTCATGCTTCCTCCCATCTACGTGGCAACATCACGCGCATCGTTGGTGGACCGGGCCACACATCTTGATCGAGGCACAGCTTGTACTGCGCCAGCGTCACATCAAGCTGCTCGTTGGCTATGTTGATTAACTCGGTCGATGCCTTTACCCACTGGCTCAAGTGAGGTGCTTGCATATCGACAACTAGGAAGTAGAAGTCGATGTCCTCTTGGCCAGTGATCTGCTCAAGGCCGTAGGTGTACCAAGCGGCCTGCTTATCGTAGCCGAAACCAAAGAACTTGTGGTCAAACTTCGAGAAGTCGCTGGTCGTCTTTAGATCAACAATAGCTGGTCGCCCCTTGATCTCGGTAATCATGTCCGGCCTGCCCTTGCACTGCACACCGTCACGTTCCCAGAACATGGACGCCTCGATGATCTTCGCCGCCGTCACCATCTGGAGCAATGGCTCCACGGCTGCACAGGCGCCTTCCACACGCGCTCCTTCGTCCTCGTTAAGGATGACCTTGCCGATGTTCTCTTGGCAAAAGTTCTCCCACGTCAGCTTGCCTTCCTTAGTGCGACGATCACACGCTGGAGCAATAGCGTACTCACAGCGCCCCTCAAGTGCTAGGCTGTGCACAAGCGTGCCAAGCTCCATCTCGCGGCTGGGTTTCCACTCTTGACGCTCCTTCCACTTGTAGTACGCCGGGCAGACTGCGAACGAGTCTAAGCTGTGCTTCGATAAACCGTGCATTCCACGGTAAGTTGTCATCTCTAGGTTTTGTAGTAGTTCTGTTTTCATATTATGGGTTAATTTCAAGCGCCCCGCAGCCGACGATCTTGCCAGCTCCGTCACGGATGAGTTTGGTTGGACTAGCCAAATCTGTTCTGTTGGGCAGTGCAGTACGCACATAGCCAGGCACAATGTAAAGGATTCCCTTCACGGGGTCAGGCAGGTTGCTCACCTTGGCGTCTTTGCAGCACATGATGGGGACACCATCAACGTCCGCTACCTTGCTCAGGTGTGAGTGTACTTTGACCGAGTAACCGCTCGGCTCGATCACGCCGTAACCAGTAATGGTAATGTCGTGAGGGGTAAGGTTTACGAGTTTATTCATTTATTAGATTTGCAATTATGTTAAGTGCAAGCATCGTCTTGCCGCTTTTTGTTTCGCCGCCGATGACTACAAAGTCTCCGTATCGTATCGGGCAGATGTTGTCGATAGCAGAATAACCTGTTTTTATCCGCATGGACTCATCGTCGCCGCTCTCGTAGCGTGTCAGCGCATTGAGTAGGAGCGCCTTAGTATCCATGACTTTTGGCGGAGCAAGTTCACGGGACAGCCCCTCGACCTTCATCACAACATCACTTAGAAGCTCCGGCGTCTGCACGGTAGCGTCGCTAATGGCCATGAGCGTCTCGTAAGCGACATGCTGCAAGGTGCGACGCTTGGCCGTGTTCTTGACGATATCCACGAGGTCGCCAATAGCACCGGCGATCGGCATGAGCGTGTACAGGTCGCTAAGTTGGTGAAACTCGGTCGCCGGTAAGGTCTCGCGACACTTCTCGAAGACTACGCGAATCTCGGATGAGGCATTGCGGGACTGCTGCTGCAAGATAATCTCGCATACCCGGTGACTGAGCGGGTCAAAGATGTCGCTTACCTTGAAGTTCTTCTCCGAGATATGGTGCAAAAACACCTCAGGATGGTTCAGCGCAATCGACGCTATACCGCGCTCGGCCTCCAGCGCAGTCGGCACAACCGTGTCAGGTGGCAGCTCCACCGGCCTACGCCTACCAGCTTTCTTGTGTTCCATTGGTAGACATTAAGCTATCGCGCTTGAGTAAGGTTTTGATCGGTGTACGCACCATCGATGATGCACGGGAGAGCCAACCGTTAAGGAAGCGCCCCATGCCGCGTGGAGTCTTGCGTCTTGCAGGGTCAGCCTCGAGCCAGGCGTGGGCCTTGAGCAGCTCCTGCTCGACGGTCTTCTCACCATAAATGATGACGAGATCTTTCATCAAGCCAGGTGGCACCTGCCACTTCTTGCCGTCGATAGTTGTGTACGTCATGTTGTACATGCTCATCGTTCTGCCTGACTCGGGGTCTTTGCAGAGATCGTCGATAAGCTCGTTGACAGAAGTGTACCGCTTGCCGGACGACTCAAGTTCTTTGTTCGTGACTATGCACATGGCATCTGCCAAGTCCTGCGCAGGCTGTACCGGCGTTGACTCTGGCTGCGACTCTGGCTGTGGTTCGCTGGCGATCTTGCAGGGCTCTTCCAGCGGGACGATAAGCTCGACCTTGGTTCCTGACGTGTATGTTATATTGATGCTGATGTTCATAAAGTGTGCGCGTTGTGCAGTCGCGCCCCTGCATGGTGCAGAATTATTTAACCAAACCTTCCATCCCATCCCTAAGTAGCTTGAAGAACAGCTCGCTGCTCATCGTCACTAGCCAGGGTGTACGGTTCTTCTTGTGAGCGACGATCCAAGCCTTGCCAGCACCATCACGCTCGGCCTGCTCTGTGGCCTTAATAAGGTTGAGGTTCTCGACGAACTTCACCTCTTGGTGCAGTGCTGCAAGTTCCTCGCAGATCACATCCGGCGAGTCCGTCCCTCCGGCGAACTGCTGACCACGCCTTGCCGTGAAGCCAGCAGCCCGGAGTTCGTCGCGCCACATGCGCTCGCCTCGACAGCCTTTAGCCCTGCTGTTTATTGGCATCGCGTTTGGCCTGTAACCAAGCGTTAACCTCTGCCACATCAAACCGCAAGCAGCGTGCGCTGATACGGTGATGTGGGATCTTTCCTTCGCGGCACCACTTCAGGATAGTCTGAAGCGTGACGCCGCACAGCGTGGAGATGTCTTTAGCTTTTACCATTTCAGGTCGTCCTCCTCAAGTTCAACGGGTTCGTCCTTCTTCACCGGCTTGGTCTGCGCTGAGGGGAATGCCTTCGCAAATCCCGCACGATCTGCGGAGATAAACAAGCTGGTAGCGATAGCCTGAAGCTGTTCGGGCGTCACCTGTGCCTGACCGCCAACCCACTCGGCTGCTTTGATGGCCTCTGCCATGAGCTGTGCCGCTTGGAAAAGCGCACGCTTGGCGTCTGCTACGGTGAGCGACACTGGGGAACTTGCCTGCACAGGCTTGCGTGGGCCTGCTGCGGCTACGGCTGCACCAGCATCGTCGATGATCGCACACTGGTCGGTGATCTTAAGTTCGTTCTCTCCACTGTGGGTCGAGTGCTTCACGCTGATGCCCTGGAGCCCCTTCTTGCCAGCCTGTGACTTAAGAGTCACCATCTGTCCTTTGAGGTCACCCATCTCATCTGGCAACCAGAACGATGCTCGGCACTCGCCGGTGGAGTCCTGAAGGACGCAGTTCTGTACGCGCCAAGGGCCAAACTTGCCCTCGCCAGTCTTTGGCGGGAACGTCGCTTTGATCGTCACCCGCATTTCCCCGATGACGCTGCCATCGGCCAAGTTCTGAATGTCGCTAATTTGTGCTACTTTCATTTTTGTTGTGTTTCATCAGTGAACCATTCACCGAATGCCGAGAACCTACACGTTGCTCTACTACGCGCAACTACTTTTTTGCTTTTATTTCGTCGTCGTCATCCTCGTCATCGTCATCGTCCTCATCCCCACACTCTTCGATCCATGAATGCTCCAGCACTCTTTCCTTGTGCATGAGGTTGATGTGCATGTCCCGAGCGAATCGATTGCCCCAGCCGCTCTCATAGCGATTTGTGTTGTCGCTATCGTTCTCGTCCTGCGCTTGTACGAGGATCTCGCCACACTCAAAGTGTTCAGAGAGAATGTCCTTTGCGCGTTGGATGATGACTTGGCGTTCCTTTTCCTCGGGGCTCATAGCTTGTAGTGTACGGTGGGGAAAATCCTGCCGTCACTTGTCTTGTGGTAAAACTTTTGCTGTACAGCTTTCTTTTGAGCAAGGATGTTCCGTGTAGCGGTTCTGCCAATTCCAAGCCGTTGAGTAATTTGTGAGAGTGTATACCACCCCGGAGGTGCAGGTTGAATCTCTAGGTTCTGCGCAAGTTGCGAGAGCCAGTCCCCTTCTACAGGGGCAGCTTGAAGCTTCCGTCCTTTAGTTCTTTTGTCAGCCATACAATTGTCTCGTTTTCAGTATATTCGCCCCACGCCCAGCCTCTACTCCAAGCGGTGGTTGCAATTCTATTCTCCGCGTAGCCAGCCATTTCGGGATCTCCCAGCCACCCAACAGAGTAGCCAGTGACACCTTTAATGCGCCGACCTTCAGCGATTTGTACACGGTGGATGTGCCCCATGACAAGCTTGGTGAACCTGCCGTGACACATACGCTCGGCGGAATCACGCAAGGCGTTCTCGCTGTGCAAGTATCCGTGCTGGAAGAGAGCGTCGCCTAGGCCAACGAAGCCAGTCTTAAGCTTGTAGTCGTAGACCTTGCACTTGATCGACTTGGCTCGGTCGTGGATCTGGTGATAGACGCGAGTCGCTAGAGCCGAGATGATTGCTTTAGGGTGGCTCATCAGCGTGACAAGCCGGGCTTCATGGTTGCCGAGTAGGTAGTGCTGTGGACGAAGTGCAGAGATAAACGCTAGGCCATCGTTCAGGTCAGCCTCCGGGTCAACCGTAGCGTCGTGACTATCAGCGGTGATCGCGCCACTACGCAGACACGTCATGTCGATGGCATCACCAAGATGCAGCACCGTGTCCGGTTTCCATCGGTCACGAAAGCGAAGAACCTCCTTGAGTACAGCCTGATCGGCCATGAAGCCATGGCTGCATGATACTGCAAGGAAGCGTTTCCACTTCCGTGTTATGTTTGCCATGAGAGCTATTTGCGCTTGGCCGCAGCAGCTTTCTTTGCAGCCTCACGCTGGACGCTGTATGCAATTGCGAGAGCCTGCTTCTGTGGCTTACCAGCGCCAATCTCGCGCTTGAGGTTTTCGGTGAAAGCTTTCTCGGATGCGGATTTCTTTAGTGGCATAGTGTTATTTGGCCTGCTTGAGTTCTCGCTTGATTCTAGTAACAATTTCTTTGTTGGCTTTATCTCTTGCCTCTTGCTCAGAAGCAAAAACGCCAACGAGCCTACCACTGCCGTCAAACAGCTTGTGTGATGCATTATCTTTACTGACGATCTTCATGCCGTTAACCGGGTCAGAAAGCACATAACCATTGCCAAGAGCTTCTCTGCTGCTTGCCTGCTGCATAAATGCTACCGGCATCTTCTTGCGCTCGATGTCGCTAACGGCCTGTTCTTGCACTGTAGACTGAATTGCCTGCGTGATGCGCTTGGATAAAGCAAACTCTTCAGGTGAGCCAGATGCAAGCTTTGGCATCTTGAGCAACAGTTTGCGAACGGCTGGCGTTTCGTAAGCGCGGCCTAATCCGTAAGTTGCAGCCGCAGTCGCAATTGCTCCCGGCAACCCAACAGCCGCTCCAAGTCCGCCTGCGATCGTTGGAATTAACAGCCTCTGACCAGTGGCTGGGTCGATATTGAACTCGCCAGCTCGCGAAGTAAGCTTCAAGTAACGAGCAAGACCATCAATTGCATTTTTGTCTGCACCGCTAAAGAACACGCCAGTCTGTTGCTCTGCCTTTTGCAGGTTGCTCAAGAACCGCCTTGGAACGATTTGGTTTGTTTGAGCGTCGATTGAGTTGTTTGCGACGTTCTCAAGAATTGCGGCGCGAGCGTTTGCACGACCATCGACATCAAGGTTTTTATAGAGCAATTGAACTTCGCTCTTAGCCTTACTAAATAGCAATTTACCTGCAATTTCAGGATTTACTTGGCCCTTATTCAATGCTGCTCTCAGCGCACTATCTTGCAACTCCTTTGCCATTTCGTGCAAGTTTGAGTTGGCGGTTGCCCAAGCGCCCCTGTCGCGTCCACTTGCGTCAATAAAGTCACCAAGATCTTTTTTGATTGCGTCGTATACACGCTTTGTTGACTTGCCAGACAATCCTTTGACTGACGCCAAGCCGGGCTCTTCAAGCAAATCCCCAACAAGCTTTAAGTTGTTGTCTACTTGAGATGCAATCTTGCCCTGAAGCGACTTTTTTAGACTTTCTAATCTTGCAGTAACCGGAGCAAGCAAGTCTTCATTTACACCATTAAGGTACTTAATCTCATCGTCGATTACTTTGATTGCGCCTGTGGTTGGCACTGTAACGCCAGTGCTGTCCAAGTCTTGAAGAATGCCAGTAACAATGCCCTTATTTGTGGCAATCTCTGCTGCTCTTGTCTTGTTGAGATTAGCGGTTACATCTCGGATAGAGTCAGCGCCAACATTTGCGCTGAACTGACCAAGCAGATCTTGAACAGCCTGCGTCCGCTCTTCAGCCTGTCTGACAAGCGCCTCTCTGCCACCAATAGCTTCACGCAAATCCTGCGCTCGTTTGCTGATTGGCCCACCTGGCTGAATAACATCAGATGTACGAACGAGTCTTCCAGCAGCCTCAGCCTCAGCTACAGCTTGAGCCGTTTCTGCTGCGGTCATGCCTGCTACTGCCGGAGCCGTGCGTGCAGTTGGCCGTAGCCCGGCCAGCTTGGCTCCAGTTAATCCGCCAGTAATGCCGCCAACTAACGACGCAGCGATCTGTCCCTTTGTGCCTGCTCCAAGCTCTTCTGCGCCATACCGAGCAAGTTCAGCCGTAGCTCCACCAGCCGTAGCGGATGCAAGCTGTTGCAAAGGCTTATCCGCAAGTACAGCGCCAATCTTCTTTGCGGTGGCGGATGCAGCACCCTTAAGCACGTTGCCTAGTCCGATCCCAGCCACAGTAGACGCAATTGAACTGCCGACGGATTCTGCAACTCGACCAGCCTCGGTGCTAGTTGGATCAATGCCAAGCTGAGTAAAGAGTTCGCCAAAGAGTTCCGTGGGCGTCTTGAGATTAGTGCCCATGAAGTGGTTCAGGCCAAGCACTAGCGGATCTCCAATAAGCTGTCCTGCTGCTACTGCCGTGGCGCCCATCGCAGCTCCACCCGGAATAGGGCTAACCAATCCAGCTGCGGCACCCATAGCAACCGGCCCCATCCCGCGAGCAAGTCCACGGGCAACGTCGCCGGTCGTGCTGGCAGGCTCTTGGACTAACTGCGCTTGAGATTGAATATGCTGATTTACAGCCTTATTCATTTGCTCAGCGGTCGCTTCGTCTGGAAACTCCAATATTGTGCCGTCAGGCAATACAGCTTCTTGTGGCATAATTAGTCTTGCGTGCGCACGGCGTTTCCTGAATTGTCAATTTTATATACAAAACGCTTAACTCCTTGTTTTGTTGGAGTTGCAGCTTGCGGTTGAGCCTGCTGTCCAAGTTCCGCCTCAATGTCAGACTTAAACAAATCCAAACGCTTTAAGCCAGTGTTAGACGCAACCCATTTAGGGGAAGATTGAGTTTCAAATTGATCAAGTATTGAGTTTCTTGAAGATGCAATTGAATTGTAAATACCTTTTGCTTTTGACAGATAACTATCTGGATTTACATCAAATGTTTGCTTAATGCTTGGATCATTCAAGTATTTCACTAAAGAATTTAATCCAACATCCATGCGGTTTGCAGTCGTCCATCTGGTGTAGTTCTGCATTTCTGGCGCACCAAGCAAGAACTCACCCATCTGCATTGCGTCGCTTCCGCCAGATGCAGCAGATTGAAGCAGCTTTGGAATAATAGTCTGAAGCCGATCAATCTTATCTGTCTTGTCTTGAATCTTTTCAGCGGCAATCAATTCATTCTTGATATTGCTAATCATCAAGTCATTTCTGCGAATAGCTGGCAGTGCGCTGATTATGCTTTTTGCTGGCTCCGTTTCTTCAAACGCAGGCATTTTAGGAACATCAGCATCTAATACTGGCTTTAACGCCTTACTTATAGACTCAGCGTACTTTGGATTTGCCAATATTTGTTGTGCAATGTACTGCTCTCCAAGAGATCTCTTACGTTGAGCATTTTTATACTGCTCTTGATAGGCATCATAAACAGACATTTCTGGAGTTGGCTCCATGCCGAGCACAGTCACAGTGCCCCTAGTAGATGGCTGCGCAGCCTCGGCTGGTGCGTTTACCATGCCTAAGATTTGATTAATTTGCTCTGGAGTGTAAGGCATAAAATGTTTACAGACCGGCGTCCATTACGTCCTGGCTAGAGGCTTTAATCCCCTTTGTTCTGTAGTCTGATCCATATTTACGGATCATGTAGTCTTGCAGCCTTGTCGCCGCTGATGTTGCGTCAAATCCCATTTCTTGGGGCACCATTGCTGTAGGTTGCGCAGGCACTTCTCCGTAACTTGACCTAAGACCTTGACCTAAGTTTGAAAAATTAGGAGCAACTTCCTTCGTTGCCACTGCCCGATCATACAGCCCCTTTTGCTCCGCCTCAAGCTGCTGCATCTTGTAGTACTGCCCAATAGCCGGAGGCACAATCGTGTTGAAGAACATATTCTTCTCCGATGGCTTCATGTCAGCAGTCTGCGCAAGGAATTGGCTGGCTTGTTCCTTTGCGGTAATTACCCCTTCTGGCCCTTGCTTGTCTTGAAAGAACATGTTTTGAACCAAAGGATTCTTGAATAGGTTCTCGTA